GCCCCTAGTATATCGGCCGTCAGTTGACGGTGAACTGCTTGCCGTCGGAGGCGGCAACGTTGTTCGTGACGACCACGTTCGTAGCGCCAGTGTTCAGGCCGCGAGGAACGTAGGTGGTGATCTGCGTGGCGGAGTCCTTCTCGAAGGAGGCCACCTTGTCGCCGAACTTCACCTCCCGGGCGCCATCGAAGTTGGCTCCAGCGATCACAACCTTCGCCCCAACAGCCCCGGAGGCGGGAGTCAGGGTGGCAATGGTCGGCTTCGCGGTACCGATACCGGTAACGACGCGCGGCTCAAGCATCTGGACGCGCTTCTTACCGGAGTTGGGGGAGAGCAGGGTGCCTGCGATCTTGACCTCGGTGAAGTTGTCCAGAGACAGTGAGGGCATGTTTCCTGCGAGGGAGACGCGCCGGAAGAGGTAGCCGGAGACGATGCGACCGTCCTCGACGACCACGAGGATGGCGCGCTCACTGGAAGCGTCGAGCTCAATGTCCCAGGCACGCTTCGTGGCGTCATAGGTGGAGCCGGGGAACGCCACCTTCATAACGTCCTCGCCGAGGTTGACAGCGTTGATGGTGACCTTGTTGGTGACGTCCTCGCGGGTGGAGCGGACACCCTGACGGTCCCAGGTGCGCTTCGTGGAGGTGTCGCCACCATCGGAGTCGAACTCGATGAGGTTCTCTGAGGAGGTGTCACCAAGCCAGGTCCACCCGTTAGCCTCCAGGGTGGTGCCGTCACCGAACACGTACCCGTCAAGGTTGGGGGCCTCAGTGTCATTCACGGCGTAGTAGACGTGGCCGCGGCCCGCGATCTGAATCTTGCTGTTTCCGAGGTTAGCCATCAGGCTCCCTTCCTGGCCGTCACCTGAAGGGACGAAACCATGTTGATGTAGTCGGCGGTGGTTCCCATATCCGTTTCCGGCGTGGGCAGCTGAGTCCACTCGATGTAAGTGGCCCAGCCTTCGGAGGTCGCCATCCCGGACCTCCAAGCTTTCTCAATGGCCTGCACGAGCGCGTCGCTCGCGTCGGACACCTCATCCCCGTCTGGCCCCGTCATGTACAGGCGAGCCCTGATCTGGGTCGCGGCGAACGTCGGCCCAGACGGGTGAATACGGGAGATGGTCATCTGAACGCGGCACACGAGCTCGTTCATTGGATCATCCACGTCACCGTGCGTGCGCCACACGATCCGGGAGAGGATCGGCCACTCACTCGCACCGGCGGCGGCAGCATCCTGGACGTACCGGTAGATGAACGGGAGGGGCGCGACGAATGCCACTAGAACCCCCCGTTCGCATGCACGACGCCACGCATCACGTTGATGCCGGGAACCCACGTGCGGTGGCGTGCATTCTCGCGGCTCGTGCGGCGCCCCTGAGCGTCCTGGTACACGTAGTGGCCGAACTCGACCGCCGCATCATGGTCCGTGGACGGGGAGATGGACCAGTCCACCTTCCCCTGTGACAGGCTGAACGAAGCGGACAGCTCCCCCGACTGGATGTGCGCTGCGGCAGCTGCCTCAACCTCGGCGAACACCTTCGCGGCGGCGGCGGCGAACTCAGGCTGGCGAGCTACGACCGCAGCGATATCCTCATGCGTGTTCTCGTTGTCGTAGACCTGGATCACTTCGCCTCCGTTCCTAGCGTGTCGCAACGCACCGACCAGTGGCGAGTCATCGGGGAAGCGTCATAGGTGAGCGGCTCACCAGCCTGCTGGAACGTCTTCCCCACCAGAGACTCGGGGCCCTTGATGATCTTCACCCACGAGTGCGGGCCACCCGGCCACTTCCGGCCAGTGCCGAACACCTTCAGGGTAGTCTCGTCCGTGAGGTCGCCCCGGATGACGCGGTTCTCGGTAGCCTTCAGGGCGTTACCGGCGGACGGCTGCACAAGTACCTTGTCGATCGTGAAGGTCTCCCCCCGCTCGAAGCGGCGACCGGTGCGGCCCTCCTTGATGACAGCGAGCGTCACCTCCACCACGTGGGGGCCATTCTCCAGGTAGCGCCCGCGGCGGGGCCGGAACCCTACCATAGCGTCACCTCATCCTCGTCATAGACGGGATGGTCCCCGGCGAAGTCTAGGGCCGACGGGCCGCGCAGGTACGTCGGGTCCACCGTCAGCGGCCCCTCCAGGGCGCCCAGGAGGTGCGTGCGCTGCGCGTAGCCGTCCATCTCGGCCCCAGCCACGCCCCAGCCGGAGGCGCCAGCCTGAAGAGCCCGCCAGTCGCGGTCTGTGATCTCCAGGATGCCGGACGCGACAGCCTGATTCACAGAGTAGGTGTACGTGCCCTCGGTCTCATACTTGTAGAGGCCGCCGCCAGGCGCCCTGAGGACACGGGAGACCGACTCGGCCTCCACCATCCGCATGATGACAGAGAAGCTGTAGTCAACGCGACACCGGTTCACAGCATCAGGCATGCGCGACAGGATCAGGGCCTCAGCCCTGTCCAGAAGAGCCTGCACCCAGACCTTCTCGTCATCCTCCAGGTACCGCATAAGCGACCCCTGAACATCATCCAGTGTTGCTACCGTCACTTCTCCACCTCCTCAGGAAACCAGGCCACGGGGTGGCCGCCAATCAAAACGCCGGCGGCCACCACCCGGGTCACTTGCTGGTGATCTTCACGAACGCGCGCGGGTCACGCAGAACCCAGCCGAACTGGGCCTCAGCGAGGATCGCACCCATGTTGCGGTCGAAGAGGTCCACGCCACCGGCGCGCTCAGTCGCCTTACGGTAGGTGATGGTCTCAACGAAGCCGAGACGCAGGGCGTCCTTGAAGTCGCCGCCGATACCGAGGAGCTTCGCGGCGGGAGTCTTGGCCTTCTCGTAGCCGGAGACGGCGCGAGAGTAGGTGGCCGGGACCCCCAGGACGGTGCCGAACTTCGCGGTGATGTCGGGGGCCTGCTGGTAGAGCGGGCGACCCTGAGCATCCAGGGCGTTCACCAGGTTCGAGCGGAACTTCGGGGCCAGGAGGAAGTGGTCGAAACCGAACTCGGCCTCGTCAGCGTCGTCCAGCACAACCTTGTCGTAGGCGGCGGACAGCTGCTTGGTGAAGTAACCGGTAGCGGTGGAGGCCAGGTCCAGCTCCTGCACCTTCGTGGTGGAGGTCAGGGCCTCCTTGCCGGTGATGGCGGTGCCGGTGTTCGCGTCGATGCCGTGAATGACGGCAGTGTCGATGGCGCGAGCAATGGCCTCACCGAGGGCGCGCTGGATGCGCGAGTACTCGCCGAGCGGGTCAGCCTTAGCGGTCTCCTCCGAGTAGAGGATCATCACAGCGGCCTTGACGGGGGTGACCGTCTTGACCTTGCTGGACAGGGTAGCGACCGGCTTCAGGCCACCCTCCTGGACGATACCGGCGGTGGGCTGGCCGACCGGGATCGGGATGGCGGTGCCGTTGATGGAGACCGGGACGCTACCGGCGAGGCCCTGAACGACAGAGCCCTTCATGGCGTTGTCCCAGATGCCCTTTACGACGGTCTTGGGAAACGCGG